ACTTGATAATCAACTGCTGAAGCAGAATCTTTTAATTTCCCTGTAGATGAATTTGTGTCTTTACTTGATTGCACCCAAGTTGCATTTAAATCAGTTAATAATATTTTTGGAAATTTTTCTATGTAATAATTTCTAACATTTTTGTTAGCCAACATAGGTTCAATTTTGTTTATTATTACTGCTTCAATATCTGTTTGTGTGGTAAAATCAAAATTATCTACAGTTTCATTTTCTTCTTTGTAAATTACACCGTCATTGCCAAACAAATTTGTGTTACTGTATTTTCCTGTTGCATCTATTAAATCAAAATATCTTGATATACCACTTGCTGTTCTATTAATTGCTTTTACTTTTATAATTTCTTGATTAGTTCCTAAAGGAGCAACATTATAATCTTCAGCGGTAACCATTCTGCCTTGCGTGTAATATGTTGCTGGGGCATTAGTTTTAATATTTTCAGTTGATTCCGATGTTGTTGCATTGTCAACTGTGTATTGTAAACCTAATGTTAAAGTCATTGTTTCAGTTTGGTTATTCTGTGAAACATAATCTATATCTACAGCAATGTTCTGCATATCGTCAGGAACCATTCTTAAATTTTGATTTGCACTTGTTCTGTAATATACTCTAAAATTACCTTGTGGCAAATTTCCAAACACTCCGTCAGCAAATTTTAATTGTATTCTATCTTCTGCTCTACTTAAAACTGTGTAAATGTCTTTTATAGATTTGACAGTAGAATTAAAAATTACATTGTTTCCAACTACACTGTCAACTTTTGTCCATAATGTATCTTCTGCACCAGCATCATTTAATGAATATAACCAAACGTCTGTGTTGTTTATATTTCTTGCATCAATTGAAACTGATTCATTATTTGAAGGATTTGTTATTGTAAAATCTCCTTGATCCAAAACTCCTTGTCTAAAGTGGCAGAAAAATCCTGTGTTAGGACTTGAATTTCCTTTACCATCATCTCTATGAACGAAACTTAATGGCTCACTTACTTTAGGTGCTTGTTCTTGTAAACTTTCATTGTCAAATGTTGTTGATACTATTTCAAATTCTAAACTTTGTCCACTAATACTTTTTGAAAAAGTATAAACAGGCGTATCTAAAGTCGCTGTGTTGAATCTATATTGTGCAGTAGGAATAGAATCTATTGTTGCTGATTTAATTGGTTTTCCAAATTTTTCATTTTCGCCTAAACCTGCATTTAAAACTTTTATAAATTGTTCATACCAGTTTGCATTTCCTGAATCATTCCAAGACACAGTTTGATTTGCAAGATTTAAATTGTTGCTATCAATTATATTTTCTGTTGTTGAAATACTTGTTAATTTAAGTAAGCCATTACCTGCTTGGTTTCTTGTTGGATTGTAACTTATTAATCTTGCTAAACGTAAAACACTTTCACGTCTACTTGCTAAATCTATAAAATTTTCTCTTGCGTTTAAATCTGTTCTAAATGAAATGTTTTGTCCTAAAAAAGCAATTAAGTCAATAAGTGCAAGATACTCTGATGATTCAATGTAATCATTAAAATCTTCAGGATAATTGGACCTGATGTATTGAATCATTGTTCTACGGATAGTATCAAAATCGTAACTTTTGAATTCTGCATTTTTATAAGATTGGTATATTCTTTTCCAATCTTCTGCTAACAATAATCGGTTTTGTCTATCTGTAGATGCCATGATGTCCTTTTGTAATATCAGTATTTATTGTATGACATAAACTACGCATTTAATTTAGTAATCCGTTGTTTTGGTCAAAAGTTAATTTAAGTCTTTCAGAAATGTTATATTTCAAATATTCTAACTCAATTTCAATTTGTATGCCCGATTCAAATGGCGTAACAACAATGGCAGTTGCTCTAATTCTAGGGTCACTATCGATAATTGACTGTACATTGTTTTTTAATGCTACTTCCACCTCGTCTGTAAGTGGATCAAATAATATATCCCAAATAATTGTGCCAAATTCAGGATTCTCTAATTTTTCCCCTTGTCTAATGTGGAAATGATTTAATAAATCTTGCTTGATAAGACCTATATCATATAGAGCAAATGAAGAGTTGGCTTCATTCACTGTGCTGATACCTCTGTACATTTTCTGACTAGGTGGCTGTGTTTTGAACTCTTTGCCTGCTACCACCGTCTCTTTATATAATTTTTTCTCTGCCATAACAATATTTACTTTATTTTTAACCCCCTATTATAACTTTCCCTGATCCTGATGTCATTGCACCTGCATCAGCACTATCACCTACTCTAGCCACAGGTGAATTAACAATTATTACCTTTGAACTGCCAACATTAACATTTGCCACGTGATCCGGACAAGGTGGATTGGGTGGATTAGGATGTGCCACAGTAGGATCACCTACTCTAGCCACTAATTTATTTTCCACATAAACTTTAGATTGTGTTGGAGTATCAAGCACTGTTGAACCTACGCAACCATGTCCTGTGGATAATGAATCACCTTCTCTACTTGTTTCTGGCATTATGTCCTCACGTTTTTAAATGTGTCTGGAATATTGATTGGTTCTGCAACTACAATATCTTCCTGTTCACTTCTATCTGTTTTAATTAAAGCCACTGCCATTGGGTCATAGTTTTCATGATGACTCCAAGGTTCATGTTGTGGCACACGTTTCATAATGGTCGGATTTGCTTCGCCTGGAAGGCTCCAAGTCGCTAAAGGCGACACCGGCGTTGCGACAGCAATGCCATTGGCTATGTTCACTAATCCACCAACATCTAAATTTATGTTACCACCAGCATAATGGTTTGTGTTGCCAGTTGTAATTGTTTGTTGTCCTGTAACTTCTACTGTTTGTGCACCAGACACAAGAACATTGTGCGTGGTTGATTCTTGATTGACTGTTGCACTTTTTAAATTAATATCTCTTCCTGCTTGTAAATTAAAGTCTCTGTCTGTTTTAAAATTGAAATCACCTTTGCTATGAACACTCACACTGTCTTCTGCAAAGAAATCTATCTTGCCATTTGCAGTCATTTCAATCCATGCTGTACCATTTGCGTTGGCAATGTACACAAGGTCTTCTGAATTGTGCAATAATATTTGATGTCCTGTACGTGTGCGTATTCTAAATAATTCATTGTGTGGAACATTGGCTTGTTTTTCTGCACCAGCATATGTTTCTTGATCCATTGATTCAACATTTACATATTCATATGCTCCTTCAGATGCTTTGGTTTTCCTCACAAATTTGTCATCACCATCGTCCATTACAAAACTAGTACCGCCTAGTCTAGCATTTTTACTTGTTTGTTGTCTGTTGCTGTAAACTTTATCAATAGGTCCTGGAGTATTGATACCGAACACACTGCTAGGCACTTCACGTCTTGAACTAGAAGTTGTCAAACCTCTTGTTTCATCTTCCAATAGTCCTTGTGTTTCTAAAACTGATTTTGCTTGACTGTGGATTGGCTTAGGCACAGTCAGAGGTTTTGTTGTGGGCCAATCTTCATGTCTACTTTTATTATGTTCACCTACCGGTAATTTTTTTCCAATCAATTCTGGATCTTCAGTGTCTGTCATTGTTGTGGCAGGAGTGGACCCTGGCACCTGCATATTCATAAGTGCTTGTGGTATACAGCCAATCCAGTATGCTTTGTTGGCATTGCCTTCCACAAACATAACCAACACACGGTTGCCTACATCAGGTGGAACAAACCACATACCATAACTTTGTTGGCTGTCTCGAAAATCTGTGTTTGAATTTATATCAGCAATATTAGTTGTGCCATAGAATGGATGTAGATACTGACAGGTAACAATTTGTTGTGTAGGACTTGTTACTCCACTGTCTAATGTTTTTAAAATTTCAACCTGTATGGAACCTGCATACCCTGGGTCAAGTACATTTCTCACAATGGCTTCATAAGGTCCAGGATTCTTTGCTGGATCAATTGAATAAGATTTTCTTGTGTTTCTATATCCCATATTAACTTCCCGTTATGTTAAACACTGAATTTGAATCACTGGTGTCTTCTTGTGTGCCTTTGCCTTTGATCTTTTCGTATGTGGTTGTGGAACTCTTATTGCTACTGTCATTTGATATGTTCATGTTTCCAGATCTAACACATCTCAGCACCTGTGTAAATCTTCCACCTTTAAATTCACTGCGTATTTCTATCACTCTAAATATTCCCCCAAATTCGTTGATTACTCTTTCCCTTCCGTTTCTATCATTTATAGTTCCTTGCGGAAAAATATAATTACCTTGGGTTTTGTCAATATCAATTGGACTTATAAATGTTAATTCTATCAAAGTTTGTCTTGGTAAAAAATTAATCTGTCCATCAGCATTAATCATGTAACTGTCGCCTTCTTCAATTCTTTCTTCATCACTTTTTGCCATATTAATGTAATTGCTCATTCCACTGTTTGGTAGATAATATGGATCACCATGTATTGTCACATTGACGTCAATCAGATCAACAGCAGAATTTATGATACGTTGATTAAAGTCTCTAGCAAAAGATGTTTCTGATGCTTCATCATTTGTGCCTTGATTGTTTGCACCTGCAGAGGTGGGCACTTCGTTTGCATATGAACTTTTGCCAGTGGCACTATTTTTTACTCCATATTCGACGCTTTTTATTTTTTTTTGGTAGTTTTCACCTTTTTTACCCGGTTCTGCACTTTGTGAATTGTTTGGATCTCTTAACACAGAATTATAGAACGCATTGTTGTATACCAGATCAAAATCTAAAATATCGTGATTTCTTCCTGAGTACAGATAATCATATCTTTTCACAATATTCCTGTTAATTTCTTCAATCTTGGTAACTGGCTGATCATCTGTTTTTAACGTGGAGTCCATTACACCATAAGGCAATACATTACACACAATTAATTTGTGACTGCTTTTTGTGACTGATTCAATGTATGAATCTTTTAATTCAAAACATTGCGGTACAATTCTAAACCATTGTGTGTAGCCGTCGTCGTCCTCTTTGTCACCCAATGAATCTCCTAATGCTTTTCCATATTCAGATAAGATCAAAACCATCTCAATAATATCTGTCACTAAAGTGCCTTTCGGAAAACTTAATTGTTTTTTATCAAATTTTATTCCTATGTCATCTCTTTTGTATGTGCCACTCCACCAAGAATAATTTTCATCGAAGTCAGGGAAAATTTTTGTATTTTCTCTATGCACAGATTTGTCCCAAACCATTTTGGCTTTTCCAATTTTATTTCCTGTGTAAACTTTACCATTCAATTGATTAATTTGTATACCACCACCTGAGTTAAGATCATCAGACCTGTTAACTGCATTAACCATGAAGTCGGCACTGGTGTCTGGGCCTCGTAATAATTTTTCAATTCTTCTGGTAGGGTCGTAATTTCGTAAAATGTTTTGATTTGTTATCCTTTGACTTTCGTTTTCATCTGAACTGTCTTGTTCTGTCGTGTCATATCCTTCAGAAACATCACGCAAAATATCTGCTCTGAACTGCCCATTGTCAACTCCATTGTTAAAATCCTCAGGTGGAAACAGTATAACAAAGTCTTCTCCATCTGGAACTCTATTACTGATGTTGTATCTTTTTGCTTTTTCGTTGTATTCACCTTTTTGGTTCAAAAAGTGCATTAAAGATTTACTACCACTTTGCAATATTTCATGCACAGTGTCACCTTCAATGGTAATATCTTCTCTAATTTTATTATTGATGTCAGATAAACCATATTCCATGTGTGGTCGTGCAATACAATCATATACGGCTCCACCTTGGTTGGCTCTAAATTGTATGGATTGAAAATGTATTGGAATCACGTGACGTTTAGGATATTCCTTTTGAACATTTTCAATGCCGAATCTATTTGTGGCAGGATCGAATGTTTTCTCTGGCACTGTGCCAACATAGTCTATCAGCAGGGCATAAGGTGCCTTGGTGTGATTAAATGCACCAATTTCTTTTTCTGAAGCATCTGCCTGCTGTGCTCTTGCGGCTTGTATTTTCATTGTGGCAATAAGAAGTCCAATACTGTAAGGTTCTGTGATTTCAAAACGAATGTTTGTTGCCTGAGTGTGTTTATTTCTTTTTGATGGAGCAACAATAGAATCTATATCTAAATTATCAATCAAAAATTCTAAATTTCCTTTTACAGATCTGTCAATAAATGTGCTAGTGTTGGCACGATTGCCTGTTTTACCAGCCGTCTGTGCAATAACAAATTTTCCATAGTCGCCTTTTTCTAGTAGCACGTTTGGAAAGTTTACTTCTTCCTTGGTCATAGCAATCAAAGTTATGATTGGTGAAAAATTATTGAAGTCATGCAATGGATTAGGTATGTGTTTGTTGTTGAAATTTATTTTTCTTTTTTCTTCGACAATTTTATTGCTATCTATGTTTTGACTTGCGGCGACTTTATCATTAATTGCTTTGCTTCTGCTTTTAACTTTATTGTTAGGAAATTTAAGTTTTTTGTTGTAAACTTTTTCCATGACAGCACCGTCACCAGTTTCTTTCAACTGTCCTGCTTTAATCAGTTTTTCTCTTTTGATAGTTTGTAGTTTTGTTTTTAATGCACCCGCCATTGGATTAAACTCCCAATGCTTCTCTTATTGCATTTCCTTTTGGAATATAGATTTCTGTGCCCGGAGTAAAATCGAATATTGGATCTTGCAACGTGTCTGGATTTCTTTGTGCAAATACCCACCAAAGTTTTGGTGATCCATACAGGTCAAAAGCCAACAAGTCTGGTCTTCTGCTGTACTGTGATTCTATCGTGTATAAAAAATCATCAGAACTTGAAGGTACTGTTCTTGGTCTTAAAATATCTAAATATTGTTCGTCAACAATAGTTGTTGCACTGTACGGACTTGTTCCACTGTATTTTGCCATTAAATAAATCCTTTTCCGTCTAGTACATCAGTTCCATGAATAAAGTTTTTCAAATTGAATTGACTGATTTGATTTCTGCTGTATTGCGGAACCACTTCAACTGTGATCATACTTTCTGATGGTGCCCACGCATTTTTATCCAATGAATACACTCCACCGTCATCATCTGCCTGCTGTGTACTTCCTAAACCAGTCGAAATATAATCAACTTCTCTTTTCAAGTCAAATTGAAAATTTGTTACAATGACAGGAACTTGATTGAATGTGTAATCGCCATAACCATTTAAAAATAATACTGGAGGTGGTTGCCCTCTGTTAGGACTGTTTTCTCCATAAGACATTTTTGTAACTGTTCTCAAGAAATGCACTGCCGCCACCCAGTATTTTGCTTCAATTGAATTTTGCACAAAAAACTCTCCTGTGATCGTCATCTGTCCCACTCTTGAATTTTCATATGCATAATAAGGATAGTTTGTGTGTACTGGCTGTAAAGGATTGTAAGATGCTTGGTGCGACACATAAATTGTCGGCGTATACGGAAAGACCATTTTGTTGTCTGATCTCTTTAAAGGTTCAAGCAATCCGCCTTCTTTGATATGTTTTCCGATAGATTCTGGAACACTTAAACTAACTCTCCAGTCTTTAGCAACTGCTTTGGCTTTGTTTGAAACAATAGTCTGGGCATTGCCTTCTACGTTTAATTCACCGTTAATTAAATTTTTCAATTCACCACTCATTCTTTTTGCTTGAGCAGTAATATTAGCGGCTGTATCTACAAATTTGTTCTTTAAATTGCCTACAATATTAGTTGCGGCATCTAGGTTATTTGACAGTTTCTCAAACGCCTCGCCCTGATTGACAGTGCTGAGATCTACTTTTGTGTTTTTTAATTTGTTTCTGAAATCTACCATTTGGTTATATCCTTACATTTATTTATTGACAAAATTAACTGCTCAGTTTATAATGAAGGCATAACTAATAGAAAGTATTCATGAAAACTAAAGTAAATTACCTTAATAATAAGGATTTGTTAGAAGAAATACACAAATCTAAAAATTCATATTGCAGTTATACCAAAGATGAGTATTCCACATATGATTTGATTGTGAGCAAAATAGACGCAATCAACATCAGAACAGTGGCCCAAGCAAAGAGAAACAAAGCCAAAAGACTAACACAGCAGGAATATGAAAGACGCAAAGCAATAAATCCAAAGACCAAACTGTCCGAATGTGACATAGACTATCGTAAAATATCCAAAGATGATGTGGTGTTTAGGGTGATGACTTATGAGCATATACCAGAAGATCCAGGTAGAAAAAGAAATCCAAGAAATGTAGCGGACAAAAAGGTAAAAGTAAATTTCCCACCATTCCAACATTGGAAGTATGATAAAAAAGGCAACTTGACCTGTATTGGTAAAAGCCACTGGGAAGGTGGACTACACAACGGTAAATTCAACAAAGATGTTGGTAAGGCCACAAACAAATTGGCTTTGATGTGGATGAAGTTGTGTGAAAGATATGGTACAAGAGGTAACGTGAGAGGTTACACATACAACGATGAAATGCAAGGACAAGCCATACTGCAATTAGCACAGATTGGTTTACAGTTTGACGAATCCAAATCAAACAATCCATTTGCATACTACACAGCGGCAGTTACAAATTCATTTGTTAGAATCATAAACATCGAAAAAAGAAATCAAAACATTAGAGATGACATTCTAGAAATGAACAACATGATGCCGAGTATGACCAGACAAACGCAAGGCGAAGCATCGACACCTCGTAAGGCGCCTGCAAAAAAAGTTGCCAAAAAAGTCAAGAAGTAGTTGACATTGCGTGACTTTTAAGTTATGCTGTAAACAAGTAGGAGAAAAGTTTTGTTCAAGAAATTAGCAGTTTTTACTGACATTCACTTTGGTTTAAAATCCAATTCAAAATTACACAACGATGACTGTGAAGAATTCGTTGACTGGTACATAGACATT